CCGTTCAATAGCAAAGAACCATTCGTTTCATCTTCCAAATCTATAGCACCATATTCAGAAATCAAAATATCAGAAGGTCTAGTAATTGGTGGTAAAGTGGAATTGGTATAATTCTGGAATGGTATTGTACCACTATTTAGATAATTCTCAACGATTATTCTGTCACTCTCAAGTTCCAATTTATTGTTAGTTCCAAACCCTGTTTTATTCTCAAGAAGTATATTGTCACCATAAGCTCCAGAAGCTGTTGAACCATCTTCTTGCCTAAAGAAACCGTTATCATTACTTTCTTCTAAAATTATTGCTGTTTGACTTACTGGCGTTGAACCTCCTGTTGGGCCTAACCCAGCAAGAATAGAAGAATCTAAAACAAGTAATGAAGGTCTAATAATATCTGACAGTGTATAAAAGTCATACTGTACAACACTCTCGCCAATAATTCTATACCCCACCGACGCACTAGAGCTATCTATGCCATTAAGGACTAGAAGATTCTGTCCCGAATTGTCCTGTTGTATTCTGTCACCAGCCTCACTACTATCTGAATCTGTACCATTTAATAGTATAAGTCCAGAAGAAGCAACTCCTGATTCTACTTGAATAAAACTTATATCGCCAGAAGTTTCTGTTACAATATTGTCATTGGAATAGTTTCCTATATTCTCAAAAGAGAAACTGGAATCGTTGTTGGGATCAGATGCATCTTCCAAAATAAAGTTTTCTCCAGCATCTACACCAAACTCGGCCCGAGGCTCTACGAAGGATTCATGTCCTGTAGCGTCACGGGTGAATGTGGATAATGTCGAAAGAAATGAATCAGCATCTACCAAAAGATATCCACTCGTTGCAGTTCCTTTTTCCAACTCAAATCTGGATACTTGATTAGGAAATGGATTTCTTGCAAGTGCCACCAAACCAGTTGATAGATGTCTTGGGGTTGGTAGTGGTAAATTAATTGTAGTTGAAACAACAGAAATAACAGAAAGATCATGGTCTTTACCGCCGCCAGCGAAAGAAGTTTCAAGTTGCTGAGAACCACCCTCCTCGTTCAGTAGCGTCATAAGCTCATGAGCTTCTTGCAACCCAACTTTGTTGAAAATAATACCAGCAGAATCATCTTCCAATTCTATAGGCTCCCCAACTCTTGCAACACTATTATTTTCATTTAACAAATATCCACTAGATATTCCTTCTTCCATTCTTATTTTGTCAAAAGAATTTGCCGAACTAGCTAAAAGCACATATGAATCATTTATCCCGTCAATAAGAATATCATCACCAGCATCAGGTGACGCTGGTTGGCTGGTTATACCTTCACTTCTATCCATGACTATATTAATTGAAATTGATACGGACTTCTCTGATATAATTTTATCGTTTGCATTTGTGGATGAAGAGTCTGTACCATTAAGAGTAATAACACCATTACCGCCAGCTCCAGTATCAGTCCCATCTTCAAAATGAATAGCTGCAAAATCGGGAAATTTAAATATTGGAGTTTCTTCTATAACATAAAAACCAGCATGAGAATAACCTTCTATAATAATTTGATCTGCTGCATTCGTAGAGGAAGAATCTGTGCCGTTTAGAACCATATAATCTCCGGCATTAGCACCTTCTCCATCAGTACCGCCATGTTCAATCACAACCTCAAAAATTTCGGCACTATCAAGAATAATAGAATCACCTACAACTTTAATGTCTTGAGCTTCTTCTAAAGTTATCTGATGTTTTTCAGCACCGGCAGCAGCAACATGACGCCTCTGAATAGTTTCATCGAATAAAATATCAAAGGTAGAAGCAAGTATCGGGGAGAATCTATCATCAGGAGCTAAGACACCAAGATCACTAAACCAGCCACCACCAAGAGAAGACCCAGCATTTGTTATTGCAGCAGAAACGGATGCTGTAATTCTTGTCTTGGCGAACACAGCCCAACCAGCTGGGTGAACTGATTTCTTTAATTGATCAAGAAAACTATCAGTTCCAGCTCCAGATTGTACTTCATAAGAAAATTGCTGATAATAATAAGAATCTTGAATTTTATTCAGGTCTTCACCAATTAGACTTTCTATATTATTACTGTATGAATTGAGGGTTTCCATAGTAACATCTATTGTAGATGTTCCCTTGGCGATATTGGCCTTTACAATCGTTCCCGTCGCTCCACCTGAATCCGTGATAGTCGTCGGATATGGCGCAATGCCTGTAGCACCATCAAAGAAGTCTATTACAGATTCTTGAATAACCTCGTCGCCACCATTAGTACCATCAGAATTTGTACCATTAAGTTCAACCACACCATCTGCTGCTTCAATATTTTGTAATAGTCTTGCATTCTCATCCCTTGATTCTTCATTCGTTCCATTCAAAATAATAGTATTTTTATCACCAAATTCTTCATTTTGCAAATTATCACCAGCATCAGTTTGAGAGCTGTCTGTAGCATTAAGAATAATGTTGCTATTAGTTTCAGTATCTTCAGATGCATTGGTTATTAGAAATTTCCCTGCACCAGCTAACATGGAAGGAATTAATTGAGATCGCTCGGTTAATATTCTTTCCAATTGACGAGCATTTGTATTGTCGCCAAGAGATACGGACTCTTCTGATAAAAGAATATCGCCTGTTCCTGACTCATTCGCAATACCATCTCCAACATTGGTTCCATCCCTTGAACTATATTCTAATTGTAATGGGGGAAAAAATGAATCGTTGGGTGATTCTAGAACAATCGCACTACCTGATGTTTCACTCTCTCCACCCTCAAGGACAATATATTCATCTAGAGTCTTAGAAGCATTTAGAATAAATCTATTACCATCAGCATCTACAATATTATCCTCTTCATCAATTGACCGATTTATTCCAACAAGAGTATCTTTATTATCACTACCAATTCTTAAAAATTGCTCAAGAGCAATTCCTTCATTATCGCCAGTCTCTAATGTTGATCTTACTACATCCTCAAATGTTGTTGTTAAAACATTTGTTGTAGAATTCCAAGATTGCACTTTTCCTGAATGAGTGGTGAGATTGTTTGCAGCTCCAAAAGTTCCTGATACATCTTTCAATGTGAAATTTGCCGGAAACGTCATGTCTGGTGGAGTATTATAATTAAATCCTTTATTAGTTATTTCTATATCACCGACAGAGCCAATATTATCTGTTACTGCAAGCAAAGATGTACTTGTGCCGCTCGTTGTTGTAGATACAGCAACGGTAGGAATAGTTACATAACCAACCCCACCAGTTTTAAGAAATATTCTAGAAATTGCGCCGCTATAATCTGTTGTTTCTTCTATTGCAAATCTATCCGAGCCAGAACTATAGGCATCTTTACTCGTTTGATTTATAGACCACTCCATACCGATATTATGACCAGCATCTGTTGAATTTGAATCCGTTCCATTCAAAATAATATTTTCACCAATGCTGCTAGCAGTTGCTCTTTCCATTTCAATAGAAAATAATTCAATATGAGTTGTTGTACCAGATTCTGAAATTAAAAAATCACCGGCATTTGTAGATTTTGTATCTGTACCATCTAATACAAGAGAACCATCAATTACTGAAACAAATCCCTCAGCTGCAGCGATATCTAAATCACTAGTTGTAAATGTAAGAGTATCACCTACTTCATATTTGGTTCCAGCATCATCTATAACAATATCGCTTACTGATCCACCAGTAATATTTTGAATTCGTGCTGTTGCTAAACCATTACCAATAGAAGTATTTGCATCAAAATCTATATCTTGAGCTTCTGTATATAAAGCACTTCTATTTGTAACTATACCAGTTTCCACTATATTTTTAAGTGTAAATGTTATGGGGATATCTTGAACTGTAGAAACTGCGCTTAAAGTTTCACCTTCTATGAAAGTAAATTTAGTACTTATAGAATCTGGATTAAGTTCAAATTCTACGATTGCAGCACCACCTTCAGAAAATGAAGTAGCAGAAGCAATAATTGCAGTTGCATCAGAAGTTTTACCATTTATGATTGTTCCAACTACTTCTTTTGCATCAATATTTGTAAGAGGTGCAGCTCGCATAACTGTTCTGTTGCCCCACTTACCATCAGAAACTCTCATCATATATTTGTTTGGATACATTACATTAGCAGTTTCACCAAGCAACATACGCATAAAAATCTTATGACCTTCGGATGTTCCTTTGGCCCGATATAACTCCCGAATATTTTTGATTAAATTTCTTTTATCCAGGCCTGTGGCAAGTGTAAGAGGAATTGCATTCATAAACTCATCACGGAAATTGTCTAAAAAATCATAAATGGTATTATCAACATCAGCATAATCTAACAACTGTTGTATGTTCTGTACAGGGTTTGCACGATATCTAACAACTGTGCCTGATGAATTAGAGGTTCCACCAGATATGGTTTCCCCTGTAATAAATTTTTGTTGTGATGTAATGAAAAGTCTTGGAGTACTAGTATTGCCCAAATCATCTACAAGAACTGTTGCGGTTGCTTTGGATGTTTCACCAGTTATAGTTTCTCCTGCAGCGAATTTACCGCCGCCATAACTAGATAAGTTGAAAGCCCCCTCTGCAACTCCGACACCATTTTCTAAAACAATTTTATCACCACCAACATCTAATACAAAAGATGGTGTTTCTAATTCTAAAAGAAGGTTATCTATATTTGATGTAAGACGTAGTTCACCAGCTTCAAGATATTGATAATAATGTTTTAGAAAGCGAGAAAATACAGGATGGTCTGACTGAATAAAATCAGGCAACTGGCCATCTATTTGAGTACTAATCTTAGTATTCAGTTTTCCTGATGGTGCGGCATCAAATTCTTTTTCTCTAAAAGCCATTGTTTAATAACTCGCTGTTGTTGTATAAGCAGACGTTGGTGTGTAAGTAGTACCAGCGCCGCTATCACCTACTGCAACAGTATCAATTTGTCCTGTTATTATAGTATTGACAAAATCAATTTCTAACACCTGATTGCGAACTGGAATAATATCCTTAGAATTTGGAACCGCCGTGATACGAATTTGAGTAGAAGCTGCACCATCAACATTATCAGCAGAAGTAATATAAATTGAATCAGTAACAATTTTTCCTGTTGCGTATGTTACCGTTCCAGCAGTTGAATCAGCATAAATTCTAGCACCAGCAGAAACATAATACAATCTCAAATTTCCAGAGCCATCATCATCGTAGTAATGTATATTAGTAGTATCACCACTAATATAAAATCCCGTTGAAGCAACAACTCCACCAGCCGATTTGTTATGATCAGAGTGAGGATTATAAATCGCATTATTAAAATTAATGTTATATGATGTTGCGGCAGTAGTAGTTGGTGTAAATTTATGAGCCATAGTTATATTTGTTGCATTACTCATAATTGAAGAATTCGTATTATCAATAAGACCCAAAACTTTTGAATGTCTAAACAACCCCTCAAACTGTTCTAGGTCAGAAGTGTTATAGTTTTGTAAAGTAGTTGAAACCAAAGATTCTAATTCTGCTCCAGTTGATGTAGTTGCAGTGGAATTAAATTTAAATGTTACGTTCAAAATCAAATAGGTTGTTAATGGATCAACAATAACAGGTGTAGTTGATGCAATCGTATAAGGAGCAAAATCTGCTAGCAATTGTGTTTTTTCTGCTGATGTTAATTCAAGCCCAGTAGTTGATTTGATAGAAATGAAAACTTTGCCATATTCTGCTGTACTCACTACGCCAAGACTTGTATCGAATGAACCGCTCTCTCCACCAAACACTGATACCGACTGAGTATTTGCAAATAATTTCTTTGCATATACTTTATAGTCCTCAGCAGTTACACATCTTCCTTGAGATGCATAATCAAGTGGGGCATTATATTTAATTGATTTAAGAGACTCAGCATCAGAACCACCAGTAGCAGATGATACAGTAGCAACTGCGACATCAGTAATCGATGCAATTGCAGCAGAGTTTGAAAATATGGCAGCACCGTTTGCATCCGATTTGTTACTAACAACATAAGTCATAATTACAATATTATCATCAGACAATGCACTACCAATAACACCATCACCAAAATAAATCTCAAATTTACCAGCCTCAACTTCCTGTAAAAAATATACATTGCTTGAAGTTGTAACTTGAGTTATGTCTGTTGCTTCTGTATATGTTGATGTTGTTGTATCAGACGATGAAGTTTGAATTTTGACTGTAAGAGTCCTTGTATCGGCCCTATTATCTCTAAGAAGAAATCTTTGATCTGCATCAGAAGTATCAACGGTATATCTTGTTGTTACAAAAGTTCCTTCATAAATCTTAATGTCATTAAAGGTAATGCCAGAACCAATGTTAGAAGCAGTAACATCATTAGCACTAACAAATTGATAATCTGTTCCATCATTAGAAGTCGTAAAAACTGTGCCTGCATCCATCGATGCTGTAGCTAGTGTCGGAGTGTTTAATGTAACATCAACTGTTGCGGTAGCCGCTCTAGCAGAAGCAGGAACATAACCTAAAGTCTTTGCATGAGAAACTACACTAGAACGCAATGACGCACTATCTAAAAACATTTCATTTGCAAGCATATTTGCATTGAATCCAAGATAATGCGTATTGTATGAGAGAACATCTAGAAGGGCATTCATACCAGAACCTTCAAAATCATAATCGGTAAATTCAGTTTGCCCTCTGAGGAAAATTTTCAGATTATTCTTTACTTCATCAAAGTCAAACTCTGTTACATTTAATCTTTTATCATTTACTGCCATTATCGTAATCTTTCTAGAAATACTGTTAAGTCCACTAATTCGGTTGGAGCATTCACAACAAAAAATTCTATTGTACACTCATATTCATTACGATCTAAATTTGGTATAGCCCGAACAGATATCAGTCTAGCTCTTGGCTCAAAATTTTCAATAACATCTTCTATCTTTCTTGTAAGAATGTGTGCTGTCAAGGGAGTCATCGGCTCAAATAATATTCCTCTCACACCAGAACCAATCTCTGGATGAAAAGGTTTTTCATAATGGTTCGTCAACACAAGATTACGAATAGAGCGCTTGACTGCTTGAATATCAGTTACCTTACTGATATCTTTAGATGTTGCCTTCTTGGCAAAAAATAAATCCAAGTCCGTATACTGCCGCACATTACGATCAATATCATTTTGGCCTTGTGCATCTGTATGTGCAGTTGGTGCTGCCATTATAGACTCCTCTTTTTATTATTTATAAGATGTCTCATAATTATCTGCGATATTAACTTCCGATATTACTGCTTCAATGTTGTCGTGCCAATAGTTTAAAAATCTATGTACTCTTGGATACTCTGGTCTTACGTCTGATGTTTGCCAAATGAACTCTTGAAGTATGTGAGTGTAATCCGGCATCCAATAAAGAATATTTATAGTCACTATGGTATTTCTTATTAGTATCATTGTTACTAATTTGGATCATACTTACTATTGAATTTGTATTTGATAAAAAATTGCACTTCCGCCTTACCAGTTTGGCCAAAATTCGAACCAGTATAATCATAAAGAGTAGGAGTTACAAGCACTACTCTAATGGGGAGATGTTCTTTGCCAGATTCCTCTAATAAATATGTATCTGTAATTTTTTTTCCTTGTTGAGCTCCGGCTTGAGCAGATATTGTCTTACCTAGCTCTTTTGATTCGAATGACAAACCAAAAGACCCTGGATGGCCATCTGGAAAAATTTGTTTCATACCCCAACCTCGTTTTATTTCTTCTTTAGTCCACCCAGGGGCGCCCACAGATTGGTTAGTTGTTGTTGCATCACTTTCACTTAGATGAGTAAGATTTACATATCCAGCCACTCTTGGAAAATAATTACTAGCTGGCCGCCATCCCAACAAAGGAGCCCCGAGAGTATCAGAATAGTGTAACGGCCATATCGTTTTTGTAGAAATTAACTGATTAGAAAATCCGTCTTTACTAACATTGCTCTTTACGGATTTTCCATCCTCATCAACTACTGTAGCATCTCTGGATGTAGTAACTTTAATTGTTGATACTTTCCCACCAGCACTTGCTGCGACAGCTGTAGACTTTGAAGCTACAGTATATGCTCCAGTATCCTTTGTAGGAAGCGTTTCAGTTTCAGTTGATTTTCTAAAATATTTATTATGATCATCTACTGCTTTAGTTTTTGCAGCAGTAACATTAGAATTTGCAAGCTGTACAGAAGGTTTCTCTGGAAGCGAATCCTCTGTGGCCTGCAAAACTTCTGAGGCCTTTTGAACAGCATTACCTCCAGCAGCTGGAACTTCAAAATTAGGAACAGCATCACATAAATTTCCAGCACCCGTTATTGCTGTTGCAGCATCTGAAACTAAAGTATCCAAAGAAAATCCACTAGCAGTTAATTCAGTACCAAACTTTGTTGTAATATCAGCAAGTAATCTCGTATATTGTCCACTGCCTGGAATCAAGCTTGATAAACTAGTAAGTTGCCCTTGTAAGTTTACATTAGGAAGTGCTGGCAATTCAGGAATCATTGCTTTCAGGTCTGCTACTAATGAAGTAACATCAGTATCCAAAGTAGCTTTAAGTGCCGAAGCATCAACCTCTAATCCATCAGTAGCACTGGTCATCATTGATTCAAATTTAGTTTGAATCGCATTAAACTCTGGACTTGCGCCACACAGATTTGCAACTTTAAAGTCGGCCATATCAATCTCCTACATTAACATTTAAAGAACCAGCAGCAGTTTGTGTATTTGTGTGTTCCAAAATATCTATTGCTGCTGAGTCTGGTGTATTATTAACAACTGCAATCCCACCTATAAATACATTGTTCGATCCGGCCGTTAATGCACCAGCACCATGAGAACTTACATTTCCATTTATCGCAATTAACTTACTGTTTGCGTAAACTGTTGTATTTCCACTTACTACTGTAGTGGCACCACAAGCTCTTGCATCTTCATGTCTATGTACGGCTGCCATTTAATTCCCCCAACCTAGTTCAAGTTAATCAATGCAGAATCTACATCTACTTCTGTTGTTGCATCCATATCAATAGTTGTCTCTGATTTAATGTGCATAGTTGTAGCAGATTTTAAATTTAGTTTATCACCAGACTTGAATGATGTAATACCTGATAAAGTTGTTGTAGATAAATTATTATTAGCAACTATGGTAATATCACCAGAAATTGCGTATGGTTCTTCAGCATATGTGGGCCCTGTTGCAGCAATCTTGATAGCATTTTGTACACTTAGGCTGCTGGTATCATTAATGATTCTAACTTCAGACTTTTCAATTATTGTATCAACATTTCCATTAATTCTACCCTTCACATTTCCGATCATGGGATTGCCGTCTTTATCAACACCACCAATCTGATACGCATGATTGCCCCGTATCTCTTCTACACGATTTCCACCACCTTCTCCGGCACCAATCTTGACACGATGATTTTTGTGGATTTTTTGAGTATAGTTTCCTTCAACCTCTAAATGATAATCGCCTTTGATGAGCTCCCGCACCGTTCCTGTTACTGTCAGGTTAACATTACCAGTTATAGAAACATTTGAATTTCCAGCAACAATTTCATAGTTGTCACCGATTATCTTAACAACTTTTGACCCATCTGGATGTATCTCTTCAAATGTTCCAGACTTATGTTGTCTATATAATCTTTCTCCACCCTTAGTATCATCTATCTCATGTATATGGCCAGACTCACTTTCATTAACATGATTATAAGGATATTGACTAGAAGCATATACGGCTGCATTTTTCTTAATACCTTTCGGATCAGGTTCATCCCACCAACCACGAGTCTCTTCAACAGCAGCATCATCCACTCGTTTAAGATACGGCTGTGTTGCAGTAGGAATGCCTGTTCCTAGTCTTGTTAATTCTGGATCGCTATCATCATCTACACCAACAGTATCATCATTTAATTCTGGATCACCACGCAACCTTCTTAGTCTTCTATCAATAAGAGAGTTATGTGTTTCTGATGCTTCGCCTTGTGCTAATCTATTAGTATCTGGTTCACCGTATGCATGGTCAGAATCTCTAAAATAAATATCTCCATCTAAGGGATAAGGGCCATAATTAGGAGTTCTAGCATATGGTACTTGTTTTGAATAAGGACTTCTAGGATCATTAAAACCTTCTTTATGATTAGCAGGATTATCAGGATTGCCCGGCAAAGACCCTATAATGACAGGTTGTTGTTTTTCTTGTGCATCTCTAAAGAAACCAATTACCCAACTTCCTTCAACAAGAAAAGAAGGAGTGCTGCCCATTCCATGCATCGATGGGTCTGTAACAGGATGCATAACATGAGCCCACGGCAAATCAGCAGTAGGAAGTGAAGTTAAATCTTCTGTATGAAATCCAAGACAACGAACACGAACCCGCCCAATACGCTCAGGATCATTTCTATCTTCTACTACACCAACGAACCAGATGAAACCATCTTGGCCCATAAAGTAACTTTGCTCAGCCATAATAATCCTTTAATCAGTCTTTTGACTATTTATAAGGATTAGTGCAAGTCTGGATCACGCCCCAATCGTGGCAGAATGTCATATTTTTCTATAGATACATCTTGTATACCTTGATCCTTGTACATATCAAGTGCAATAAAAGCATCTTCTTCTGACAACTTGTCAGCAAGTATTTTTTTAGAAATTATTCTGTAATAAATCATGTAAATTATATTTAGTATATAAAATTTTCAATATAACCACTGAGCTATATTTTTGAATTCTTCACTCATACCAGTAGCGCCACGAAATTCCATGCCCGTAATTGATTGCCACGGATTCATTCCAAGGTTTCCTGCTAGAATGATACGATCATGATCACATTTTTGTTTTGGCACAGAATGTCTAATCCAGCCAGGAAATAAAATCATATTACCACTTTTAGGTTGTATTGAATGATGGCCATAAGGAAGGCCTTTCAATACACCAGAAGTATCATCAAAAACCAATGGTGAGCAATGTTCGCAGCACTCTACATTATACACCCAACTCCATATCATTGGCCAATGCTCATGAGTCTTAGTATAGTCACCCTTGGAATATATTGCACCCCAGCAATCATAGGGCATTAATGAAACACCCGGCCTTGGAGAATTTTCATATGCAACATCTATTGCCATACGACACACTTCCATAAAATCTGGATTTGATTCCTGCATATACCAATCAGTCATACTTCCTTGAACATTGGTTGTTGATTTTTGTACATCACCAATATCTCTACATGCTTGAGCAAGTCGTTTTTGAAGCTCTTCATTTGAGCAGTCATTTTTCACCACAGGAAAATTAACATCAAACTGTACAGAAGAAGGATTCGTTCTTAGTTGTCTAAGTTTCTTTTCCTCAAGTTTATTTTCGTTTTCAATATTGGTTACAATAGATTTTAATAAACTCATGTGAATGATGGCTCCTCTGGATACCAATACCAACCTGTCGCAATATACTTAGAGTGCGTGTGTATAGGGTTGCCACGGTGCTGATACATCCATGCAGCAGGAAATATGCAACCCATACCTTGACTTGGTTGTATTCTTATTTTCTCGTATAGAAACTCTGTCTCACCTTCTCCTTCTGGAATATCATTTAGATAGATAGTCCATACCAGAGCTCGGGCACAGTTCTCCCAATGACTTATTTCTGAATGGAAATTATGAAACCCACCGCCCATAGGATTTGTGCGCTGTATTTTGGATTCTGGTGTAATAAGTTTTCTGGCTCCCCGATATGCATAAGGAAATTCTTTTAAATAATCATTCAGCATGTCAAACTTTACTTTTTGCAAAGGAGCATATAAGGACGAATCCTCTGAAAGCCACATCTGTTTATCTTTACGAGTGTCACGATTAACTTCTCTGGTTCTTACATCCGGCTCGCTTTCAAACCAATCAATCAAAGATTTGCACATATCAGCTGATAGCGCATTCTCAAATCCCCTTACAAAATTACGAAGCATTATTCAGATTACCAGAAATCATAATACGGTCATGCTCACATTTATGTATTGGAACCTCATGCTTCAACCATGATGGAAACACAATCATTTGAGAAGTCTTTGGCAACACACTCAAAGGTTCTTGTGCATTAGGAAACACCAGAGGCGAACACTCTTCACAAGCAGATACGCAATAGGTATATGACCACAGAGATGGCCAGTGATTATGCATTTTTGCTAACTGTCCTTTAGTATAGACCAATCCCCAAGTATCGTTAAGATATAGAGGAACCTTTAAAGGATTGCCATCAGTATCTGTTTTTGTTGAAAGGGGACATGCTTCTGCAATCTCCATAGCCTTTTCAGAAACAAGTACAAAGGATTCATAAACAGTATGCATATCCCAGCGAGTCATGAGACATTTCGCTGCGGTTCGACCTCCAAGATAATCTCCAGCCTCTCTTATATCTTGTTCCAGCTGGGCATTGTCAATTCCTGTTATCTGTTTTACCTTGACAGGATACTTGTCAGTAAAGTGTGGCCAGGGGCCTTGACCCTTTCCATATACCAAGTCACTCAATGCACTCATACTACAATCTCCTGTATGCGTTGCTCATCTGGATGGCGCCCATCAAACTTTGGTTCTCCTTTTGGAAGCTGATAGAACCATCCTGTGGCAATATACTTTATCCCTTCATTCGGAGTTTCACCCTTATGAGGATGAGTCCAACCAGCAGGCCAGATAACAGTTCTGCCTGGCTTCGGCGTGATAGTTTTTGACTGATAAGGAAACTCTGTACCACTCTTAGCATCATTAAGATACACCATCCATGCAAGTATGCGATAGGGATAAGTGCCAGATGATTCATTATGCAAAGAAAAGAACCCTTCCTTCTCTCCATCATATCGCTGCACATTGTAATTAGGACAAAGCCTCCAGTGGCTCACCTTATCAATCTTGCTAAGATAATCGTATTTTTCTGTATATGATTTGATAGACGGTTGAACATATTTGTATATGTATGGATTAACTTCTAAGTCTTGCCCAAAATCAAAGGTCTTGGACGCACAAATCTTCTGACGATTTTTGTTGAAGTACGATAGCCCTGCCGACTTGGAAGAACTCTCATCATAGACGGATTCAAAATACTTGATTGCATTCTCACAGCAATCATTAAACTTATAGTCATAAACCTCTAGAAAATCATTCATGCCAGATTAGAGTAATTCATTTAATGCCAGAAACTCTTTCGAATGCCCAACAGTTTCCACAGTAAGAAACACAGAGTCAATATTCTTTTTCTTGACAGGAACAAAGCGAAAAAGTTTTTTGGAGTAGTACATCGGAATGCCGTCCTCCAACCTCACCTCATCATAGCTGTCCATATCAGAAGCAATCTCTGTAATGGCACCGCATACTTTTTCATTGTATTCGTTATAGTAGTTAACAGTATCACCGATATTCATTCTTCCAACTCCTCTACTTTCTCTTCTAGCTTCTTCTTTTTCTTCTTCAAAACCTTAATGTCTTTGTGAAGACGATTGAAATCTTTTATGTCGTACAAATTTGATTCCATTCGATTTGCAAGAGATTGCGCTTCTTCAATCAGTCCTGACAAATAAGAGAAGTTCGTAGTCTTAACACATTCTCGCATCTCACTAAGAACATCACATAACAGTCTATTCGGCATTATTATTCCTCATAAGTATTCATAGGTTGTAGAAACAACGGGATCGCCTTTTGCAGACCCCATATTATAGCTACTAGTTGTCGTAACAATTCGTATTCGGCGCACTCCTGGGCCTTGCCACATCGGCGCCACTCTTGAAGTGTCTTTTTCAAACTCTTCAAAGTATTCCACCGTTACAGTCTTGAACGGATTCTTTTTTCTTGGCACATATTCGTTATAGATACTCATTTCACATTCCTTTTCTTATGATTGAAATAAAAGATAAACAACACCCAACCATGCAATGCTTCCCAATAAAAGAAAGAACACTCCGGCAATGACAATCTTCATAGACTTGATAGGGCTGGTAACAAGCTTGTAAAGCAAATAACCAGTTATCAGTAATATCAGTAATGCTATCATGATTATTCAGCTGAATAATTAATTTCTTTATCTCTAAAGGAATCTCTGGTAAAAGGATTTATTTTAAGCTTAACTTCTAACTTTCGAATATACTCTTGCAACTTCTCTATCTCTTTCTCCAGATAAAGAACACGCATATACAAATCATTATTCATTTTCAGCGTCTTTCAATTCTTCCGGCCACTCTGAACGGACAGTATAATGTTTTAGCATTATTTCGACAGCATTCAGGAACTTTTCATTATATTTCAAATCTTCTTTTTGATAATCCTTTGGATTATTAATAGTTTTTTGTTTTTTAATTTCCTGTTTAAGAATAATATATTGATCAATCATTTCATTAGTTACAGTATTATCTTTTCGAGTCCTCTCAGATTCCACCCACGATGTATCAATCTTGTTTTGTCCTGACATGTCATGAATTTCCACAGCTTCAAAGCCGGCCATTAATTGTATAAATCTATCATTATATAGTACCTGTAAACCAAGAAGAACATTTGCAATATCCTCTGTAGATGCATTCCTATCCGATACCATTGTGGTTAACTGTTTAATGTCATCAACAACATGCCAACAGTTCATCATGTCCTCTTCAAAATCAAATTTATCCGTCATTTTTCTTTCCCTTCATGTCTTTCTCGATCATTTCCCTGCTTTCGGGAGCGATGCTTTCCAAAGTGTAGCTGTAAATTGTGTCGCCCAAACGACCAGACAGTCTAATCTCCCGGCCTTCGACTAATGTCCCCAGGGGTTCGCCGGGTAGCTGGCAGTTATATTCTTTTGTGCCGACGAGTTTGTAAGCGATTAGTCTTTCGCCTGGACTGGGCCGTGCGTAGAAATAATCAACCGGCATTGGTAAACCTTTCTTTCATATCACAAATATGTACAAGCGTTAGGATCAAATTCAGAATTCAATTCTTCTCCGACATATCCACGGGGATTACACAAAATACGAGTGTCGCCAATAGTATAGTCAAATGAGTCATGCATATGCCCATGAAACCAAAGCTTGGGCTTCGTATTCAGAATTAGCTCAGATAGATCAGATGCATATGCTCCATTAATATGCATATCATGCTTATATTTTTCATGAACACTAAGAAAGGAAGGTGCCATATGTGTAACAACAACATCACCCTCTCTTACATTCTCTTGCAGAAACACTTTAGAGGTGTTGTGCAAACTGTGAGCAATTTGTGGCGTAAATTTATACTGACCATCGCCAGCTCGAATTATACGATAGTCGGTCATCGCCTGGGCACATTGCAAATATGATATCGGATCGCCATTGAGAAAATCCGACCATAGCGTTGCTCCATGAAAAGTAACATCATCATACATTGTAGATGAATCAGATAGTGCTTTGATTGTTATGCTCTCATTCTCCAACAAATGAACATTATTCGCAAGGTTTCCCCGTGTTTTTCTATGAATGCCGTTCAATGTGCCACGATAAAATTCATGGTTGCCAAGAACATATATCACATGATTATACTTAGCTGCCATACTATTAA